CCGAGACAACGGCTACGCCCGTTTGGGTCGACACCTTCGTCGCCCAGTACCAGATGGCCGACACGGGCTGCTGCCCAGAATCCATCCTGAACGCCAACCGGTCGGGACGGTGGAACCAGTCGAGCACCACCGGAGGGATGGACCTCTACTCACGGGATTCCGACCAGCTGCACTTCCTGGCCGACTCGCCACCCGTGGAACACGAACCGGTCCTGAGGTTCGCCCAGGAGTGCCTAGAGCACTACTTGGCGGAACGAAAGCACGCCGCGGCCGTCCCCCGGTTCGGCATGTTCGAGGGGTACAACGTCCTCCGCTACCACCCCGGCGAGGCTTACCACGCCACCCACGCGGACGGCGGTCCCGGCGGTTCGACGTCCAACCGTCATCTCACGTTCTCGATGTTCCTAAACACCTGCCCCACCGGCGGGGAACTGGAGTTCCCCGAACAGGGTGTCAGGATCTCCCCGGTGGAAGGCCGGGCGGTGATCTTCCCCGCCGCGTGGACCCACGCCCACCGGTCGCTCCCAGCCACCGTCGACCGTTATGTGTTCAACATTTTCTACGGGTTCGCGCCCGGGCCGTGACCGGCTGGGCCAGGTGGCGGCTCGCCAACGGCACCGGCTACCAGGAAGCAAAGTCGGAGATCGCCGCTGCTGACCTGGATTTCGTGACCCGCTACGCCCTGTGGCACGAGTCGATCACCCCGGAACGAACGGACACACAGTCCCCGGGGATGCACGCCGCGTACAAAGACCCCGTGATGGGGTTTCTCCACGCCCGCCTGTGGCCCCGCATGGAGGACACGACCGGCCTTTCCCTGCTCCCGACGTACACGTACTTCCGGGTGTACCGGCCGGGGGCAATACTGGAGAGGCACCGCGACCGCCCAGCGTGCGAGGTGTCAGCCACCCTCCTCGTCGGAACGAACGCCGACCCGTCGTGGCCGCTGTTCATCGACGGCCAACGCATCGTGCAGGAGCCCGGCGAAATGTGCGTATACCGGGGCTGCGAGGTCGAACACTGGCGCGAGCCGATGACCGGCCCGGCCGCCGCGTACCATGTGCAACTGTTCGTCCATTACGTCGACGCCGACGGCCCGTATTCGATGTGCGCCGGGGATGAGGTGAGACTGTGACCCGTATATCGGACTGTGAGTTCCTGTCCCGGTTTATCGACGACGGCGACGAGAACGTGGTGGACCTCGAACCGATCCTGGCCTACCGGCTGGCCCGCGCCTACCGGACCCATGAGGTGTTACGCGACCACATGACCATCGAGTCGGGGGTGCGAACCGAGGAGGAGCAGATAGCCCTTTACGCCGCGTACAAGGCCGGCAAAGGCAACCTGGCCGCCAACCCGACGCGGATAATCGGCCGCGCACCGGACGGCACCCCGTGGCTCGGGTCGTGGCATATGGGCCAGAAGGCGCTTGACGGGCAGGGGTGCGCCGTGGATCTAACCACCCACCACACGATCCCATGGGGGCAGGTCCACGAACTACTCCGCGGCATGGGCCTAAACGAAACCGTCCCCGGTGAGCCGTGGCACCACCAGGCGCGAAACCACAAAGGCATATTCCCCGGGCCGATGCCCGACGACTACCCGCAACCAACGGAGGACGAGATGACCCCCGAGCTGGAAGAAAGGTTGGACGACCTGAAAACCTGGGTCTACAACAGCACCGACATGGTCCTGAAAGAGATACGCAAACTGGCCGACCAGATCGCCGAGGTGAAAAAACCGTGAAACAGTACGCCGACCTCCTCGAGAGAATCGTAGCCACCGGGGTGCAGGCCGCCGCCGGGTCGGTGGCCGCCGATCAGCTGTTCGACATGGGTGTAGACCACTGGAAACTGGCCGCCGCGGCCGGCTTTAGCGCATCCCTGGTGGTGGTCAAACAATGGGCGAAAAAGAAGCTAACGGCACGAAACTGATCGCCGCGGTCACCGCCATGCTGGTGGCCGCCGGCGGGGTGCTCGCCGCCCTGGGTGGCCTGTTCGGCGGCGGCGACCAGGCCCCGGCTGGCATCACCATCATCCTCGACAGCCCCGCGGCGTTCGAGGCGTTCATAAGCAACCACCCGTCCAACGGGTGACGCCCCCGGCTCCGGCCGGGGGCCTTTCCGCGTCCCCATCCCCGTTTCGCGTACCACCCCGGTGGTACGGTGCGCGCCGTTGCCTAACGGGAGGACGGACCCGATGCCACGACCTGATTATGAAACGGTCGACGACCGGCTGCACCGGTTCAAGCTGGAATACCCGGACAGTCGTATCGTCACCACGCTGCTGCACCACGACGATGTCCGGGTGGTGTTCAAAGCTGAGGTGTGGCGTTACGCGTGGATCACCCACGACGGGGAACGCCCGATGCTGTGCCCCCCCGACGCGGTCGGTCACGCGGAGGAGTGGCGCGCCGGCAAACCGATAAACGAAAACTGGGCGCTAGAGGTCGGGGAAACCTCGGCGGTGGGGCGCGCGTTAGCGAACCTGGGGGTTTCCCCGAAGGGTGCCCGCCCGTCGATTGAGGAGATGGGCAAGCGGGCCAGGGAAACCGCCCCCGCCCACCCGGTGCTCCGATCGGTACCCGACAAGCCCGACAAGCAGGCCCGCATCGACGAGGCCCGGAAGATCCTCGACGAACCCCCGCCCGAACCGCCCCCCGGCGACATGGTCGACACCGAATGGGTGAAAGCCGAGTTGGAAAAACTCAAAGGCGACGCGCGGGGAAAAGCCCGGGCCGCCATCAAGGCGGCCGGCCTCCCCAGCCCGCTACCCGACCAGGTGACACCGGAACAACTGGACGTGTTACAGGCCCTGGTGGTCGATGCCTACAAGTAGCCGCCCTGGCCCGCACCGGCGACCCGCACACCAGCCGGGTCGCTGCGGCACGCCTCGGCGACCTCACCCAACTACAAACCAGGGTGCTCGCCCTGTTCGACGACCTGTTCCTGGCAACCGACCAGCAGCTGGTCGACCACTACCGGACCCGGTGGGGTCACGCGGAGGAGTCGACGGTGAGAACACGCCGGAAGGAACTCGAAGCGGGCGGCCTGATAACCGACGCCGGGTACTCAAAGACCAGGAGCGGCAACAAATGCATCCAGTGGCGGGCTACCTGAGATGGCAGAACCGAGCACGCTGGCCGTATTCGCGGCCGCGACGATCACGGTGGCTGTGCTTAGTTGCGCACCCGAACGCCTGGGGCCGGCGATGACCGACCCGGGTGTGCCACCGACGGGGCGGCCCGCGGCGACCACGCGACCCGCCGCCCCGACCACCGTGGTGCCGGTCACGACGACCCGGGCGAACAGGGGGATCGTCCAGGCAGCCGTGACCGGCATCACGACCACCACCACCGGCCCGGCGTGGCCGGAAAGCGTCGAAGGGTGGCGGCCGTATGTGGCCGTGTGGTTCACCGGGGCTGACGTCGACCGGGTGCTCGGCCTGATCGAATGCGAATCGTTCGGCGACCCGTACGCGCAGAACCCGAAGCTGACCCGGTGGGGTTACGCCCAGGGGCTGCTGCAGCACATGAGCGCCCTGTGGGACGCCCGCGCCGTCGACGCGGCGCGGGCCGGGTACGGCAACGGCGGCGACATCTGGAACCCGTTGGACCAGATCCCCGTATCTAAGTTTCTGATAGACAAAACCCCGCAGGGGTGGGACCATTGGACGTGTAACCGATGAAACCCGCCCTGACCCTGATTCTCGCGGCGTCCGCCTGGTGCGGGATGGCCGCCGTACCGGCCGCCGCACACCATGACATGGTTTACGCCCCATGCGACCCGACCGACACGCGCCCAGCAGACGAGGCGGTGTGGTACATCGAATACATGTCGGGCGACATGCTCCGGTTCGACGACCCCTGGTGGACCGAGCAGGCCAACCCGCTTATACCGTGGATTTCCAACTGGGGCCACGAATGCTCCCTGGGTGCTTCCGGCGTCTGGCAGGCCGCCCCCATTGACCCCCTACCGCACCCGCCGTCGTATGTGACCGAAACCCGGACCGCCACGACGACGACGACGACGACGACCCTGCCGACCCCGACCACCACTACGACCACCACC